GACAGCTGTGTCCATGTGGTTTGATCTGTCGAGTAATAGACGCGGTACACCTGAGGCATCATGCAACCGTTCTAATCGGGATGGCACCGTTTTGGCGCTGGTAGCGGCGTAGTGCATCCACGATGGCGTTAGGGTCGCCGCCTTGCACTGTCACATAGATGTTTCCGCCCTGATTCATTTTGTCTAACGGGATTACTGCCTCGGGGCCTCGCTCACCGATTAGTGCAAGTGTTGGGCGGCTAACGATTCCACCCTCTGCAAGCATTGGAATGTCTGGGACATCGAAACCTTTACCGCCGATGCCGGGCACCCAGCCGGGAACCTTAAAAGACAGTTTGCCGAAAGTGTTATTCCACAGTTTTGCAATGGCATTAAAGATGCCTTTATAGATGCCGAGAATAAATCCGAGATAGTCACCGATTGCATCCATGCCCGATTTGACACTGGTTTTAATTACCTTAAACACTGAATCAACAATGTTTCTAAATCCCTCGAATTTGTTATATGCAATGATGAGCCCGGCAACTAATGCCGCCACTGCGATAACCATGAGCGTGATCGGATTCATCGCCATGACAGCGTTAAATGCGGCCTGAACAGCTGTGAATGCTTTCGTGGTTGCTGACCAAATAGTCATCGCTGTGTTAATCGCAATAATGGTTCCAGCGAGCCCACCGATTACGCCGGCGACAATAAGAATTTTGTCTGTGTTTTCTGATGCCCACGCTGCCATCTGTTGCAGATACGGCAAGAATTTTTCGATGACTGGGAGCAGTGCTGCACCGATAGTTTCTTTTGTTTCTGCCATTGACAGTGCGAGGCGTTGCATTTTGCCTTCAGCAGTGTTTGCAGCTGTTGATGCTGCACCACCAAATGTTTTAGACAGCGCCTGCATTGCCTCATCAGTAGACATTCCATCCTTGATGAGGTCTTTCAGTTTTGGATCAAGCTTTCCGAGTGCGCTTGTCTGTCCCCCCAGAGCTTTTTCGACACTGGCCGTCACAGCGGAGAGCGGTCGGCCTGTGGCTGCGGCTATATCCATGCTGATAGCTAGTGCTTTTTGCGCGTCAGTAACACTGCCGGTCTGTCGTACTAATCGAGCTAATGCAGGCCTTAAATCGTCATCTGCTACGCCTAGCGCCTCGCCTTGTTTGCTGATCCAATCCTCTGTCGCTGCTATTGCTTTATCTGTTGCGCCCGTAGATGTTCTGAGTGTGCGCGCCAGCTCCTCTTGCGCTTTTGCATCCTCCATTGCGCCTTTAGCTGCATCAAATGCCGCCACACCTAGCGCGCCTACTGCAGCTGCCGCTGGCAGCATCGCTTTCTTTAATGCGAACGCGGTTTTTGCGCCTGCGCCCTCGAGATTCTTAAATTCCTTAAGTGCGCCAGAAACTCCCGAGTTATCAAACTGGGAAACCAGAGGAATGATAATGGCCATAGTTAATTCTCTCCCATTAGGCGCTTGTATTCGCGCTCTACTTTTCGCACCACAGCCTCGAGATTCACTTCCACCTCTTGCGCGTGCTTTTCAGCGTTAGGCCACATAATCCGCGATGGGTTACCGAAACGCGCTTGCAATGCTTGCACCATCGCCTCGCCTCTGGTAGTTTTCGCGCCGTTTTTGCCGGCCATATCAAACACACTCAGCCCGGCAGACATTGCGCGGATCTTGACAACTCCCAGCGATTCATACTGTGCGCCTTTAGCCATATTGCGATTACGCGCGCGCCGAGTATCGATTTTCACTTTTATGTTTTTGGGCTCATTCTTTTTCCACTGTGTTTTGCTTTTATTTGCAAAACCTGACATTGGCGGCATTAATGGCACATCAGCGCGCATTGCATCAACCATTGGCGATGCTGCTTTCTCAAAATCTTTAGTGATTTCTCGGCGGAGCTTTTTATCTAGTTTGTTGATTTCTTTCAGCGCCTCTTTAAGGCCTGAAACCTCGAGCATCTGAATAGTGGCGCTCATCGTTTGTTACTTTCGTTGAGCACATCCAAAATGGTGAGAAACATAGATGCATCCTTTAGCAGCTCGCTGGGAGGAATACCTGTGGCCACTGCAGCCTCAGCTACTCGCCTTCCCCAGCTGCCGCGTGCGTAGGGTTTGCATCGTCACCATCCACCTGGAAATCGGTGACTGTTTTGCAGAAACGCTCAAAATCTGGGACAGTGATTTCTGCATCGCGTAATGCGATCCATGCAATGAGGTACATGTCCTCAATGCCCACTCCGAGCTCCTGAATTTTTGAGAACTTTTGTTTCGTTTTGCGTTCCCATTGGATAATTGTCCAGCCGTTAGAGGATGCGCTTTTCTTGCCTTCTCCCCAATCGACTGTGAATGTCTTATCGATCACAGCCGCGCCCCTAACTAGCTAAAAGTCTCAGTAATGGTGCCGTTCACTGGGAACGAAACCGAGATGGTTTGTGCAGCGTCTGCTGATCCGCCTACCGATGGGAACACTGGAACCACTGAACCAGTGAACGATGCGCCGGTGGCGGCAAGCATTGTGAATGTCACATTTGTGCCGGTTTCTGCTGCGCTCCAAAGTGATTCACAAACAGAGCTAGTAGCGCCCCAGTCTGCGACCATTTCCACATCGAGAGTCCATGTTGGAATTCCCTTAGCGGCGTATGCGCCTGAGAATGTCACGCCTGTGACTGGGTTTTCTGATGGTGTGAGCATCGAGCTGGTGCATTGATCTGTAAATGCCACAGAGTCGATGGTGAGAGTAATGGATTTACCAGTTACTACTTGTGCTGTTGCCATTTGGCATTCTCCTATCTGGTTACTGTCATTGTGACAGTGATTTCGTAGCCGGGGAGCTCTTGCCCCCCAACGGGATATGAAACTGGCCTGCCGCCTCCAACCTGCGGCACAGCCTGAATGATGTCATCTGCTGTTTCCAGCAGTGCGGACACCGCGTCTAGGTTCCCCGGTGGCGCAAGCAATGCGGTCACAGGGTACGAAAGCTCATAAAGGTTCACATTGAGTACGGTGACCGTTGGAGGGTCAATCAGTACCACTCCCGGGCGAGCGTTCCGAGAGTCTGTGGTCACGATGATGCTGGCATCCTCGAGCATGTCCACCAAAAGGCCTGTGGCATCGTTAATGAGCCCCATCAGGCCACCTGTGGCCTATTGCATCCCCAGAGGCGCAAAATTTGCCCCATAGAGCCGCCTACTGGCGCTGTGCTGAATTCGTTAAAGCTTTGGAAAGAATCCATCGAGCCGCGTTCACGGTAAAGAGCTGCCGCATACATGACAGTGCCCAGAGAAACATCACCGCCGGGCGATGTAGTCAATGAGTCCTGATATCCGGCGGCCTTGCGCCGGCGATATGCGACAGCGTTTCCTGCAGATACGCAGTCTGTTACGAATGCTGTGTCATTGGCGCTTGCTGGGGATACTCCGAGCCAGTCGAGCACATCTTGCGCGACTATCCATGTGCACACTGGCGTATATGCCACTGTGCCATCGCTAGGTTCGCGGACTAGATCATCACCGTTGTGTTCGTAGATGATTTGATTCAGCACTGGCACTTGATAATCGAAAACTAAGTCGCCGTATTCGTCAATGTCTACGAGCAGATAAGGCTCGATGGAAATGACTGTGAATGTGCCGTCAAAATGGGCGTGCACATTTGCAACAGTGATACTGCCGCCTACTGCGATCTCATTTCCGGTCAGAGTTTGCAGCACGCACACATTGCTGATGCGCTGTCTGTGTGTGACTGTGTATGTCGCCATGCTGCAAACTCCCCGGTGCCGTTTTGACTATTAGGCCTGTGTGATTTTGTAGGTCTTTGTTGCGTCAATGGTGGTCACTGCGAAGTGTCCTCTGATAGCCAGTGTCCTGCCGAGGACAGACGGTACCTCCACGCTCACGAGTCCGCGTTGATCCTCATACACCTCGAAACCAGCTTTTGTGCGTGGGTTTGCTACTGCGAGAATGCATGTCTTAGCTGCAAAATTCTTATCTGCAACTAAACGCAAGCCGAGGATGTTTCCAACTGTGCCGGTGGCATTCATTGTGCCGGGAGCGTTTGTTGGGTTCAGTGTGCTGAAAAGCGGTCTGCCGGTGGTGTCGTAGAGACTGCCGAGCTGCTGCCATACATCCATCGATACAGCAATCGCGTCTGGGAAAACATTCGATGACTCTGCAATGGTCTTAGCGCCTGCATAAATAGCTGCGACTACTGCGTCTGGATCGGTGAAATCCACATTCGCTGCAGATGCTTGAGTCACGCCTGCGAGCAATTGATCTGCTGCGTAGTTGTCCGTGGCATCCGCGTATTGCCCGACAAAATCCATGAGCACGATGTCGAGAGCGGCCGGATCGCTGAAATCGATCACTTGTTCTGAGAGCGTCTGCTGGCCGGCGAAAGTTAGTTTCGTGACCACCTTGTCCTCAATCACTTGAGTGGTAGCAGAAACAGCTGTGAGCTGTGTGGACTGCTGGCCTACTGACAAGTGAGTATCGATGTATGGGCGAATAAAAGTCTGACCTGCTCGGGGCATTGCGCGTGCACCGAAAAGCTCCACGATAGGGCGCAAGGCCACAAGGCCATCAAACACCGGAGCCACAATTGGAGTCGGGATGATGCCGGGCACATTCGAGACGATTTGGTCTCCAGCTGCGGCGCGAATGGCGTTATTCATTGTCATGAATGAGTCACCGCCGGCGACATATGCAGAAATGTATTCCGCCATTGATGGCAAACGCTGTTCACGCTTAGGTGCTGCGAAAATTGGTTGGGTTGGGATAGAGGCCTCAACAGCTGGCGCTGCTGCGACTGGGGTTTCTTGTGATTCCACTTTTAATTCCTCCTCAGGATTTGTGGTTTCTGGTTCTGGTTCAGCTGCTGCAACAGATGCAACGCGCGCACCGGGGAAAGCCCCAAATGCGAGCAGTGACAGCTCTTTCCAGCGTGCTTTTTTGATGACCATCGCGCCCGATTTCTTATCGAACGAATAATCGATGGGTTCCACACCTACAGAGACAGCATCGAGCACGCCATCTGCAGCAAGTATGAGAGCCTCGTCTCCAGCGCGCGTCTCAGAGATGCGAGCTGAAAACAACATGCCCTCAGATGTATCGACTCTTTCAGTCACTACGCCTAAAGGCTGGGAGAGATCATGATCACGAATGAATTTTGGTGCTGCGCCATCTACCGGCAATGAGCCCGGCAAAAAGCGAACCAGTGTGCCATCGCTGACTACTGCGTCTGTGTTGTATTCGACTGCCACACCCTCGATGGTGCGGCGCGGCGTTCCGTCTTGATCTGCCGCGTTAATCGAATGCAGTTTTGCTGAGATTTCTAAATTCATGCAGATTCTCTTTCGCTCATTGATTCTGTGCTCATGTTCTGTTCGATGGTTTCTGCCTCATCAACAAACTCAGACACATCGAGGCGGCAATACCGGCCGCGCGGCAACACATCATCCATGCTCAAGCGTTCACTAATGCAAGTGATGTATGGGGCGCATGCATACTTGTAAAGCAAATATTGCGACTCTTTCGCATTGGTGTATGTCATCGAATTGTTTGTGGGTGCACCAACCAAAAATGGTGGAATGTTTGCGATGTCTGCCAGTGACAGCATCGCATGCTGGCGTGCCTCAACTAGCTGCAGTTTTGATGGGTCACTCTGAAATTCCACCCATTTAACGCTTGAGTTAAGAGCACCCACTGCGGACACTCGGCGCGCTTGCTGCCATGCTGAGGCAAGCTCTGAAAGCTCATCGCCGGTCAATGGTTCCGAGTTGTCTGTCTGTTGCAGATATCCAGCTGTGATTTCGTTAGTAGCGAAACGCATCGCTGCATCATCGAGGCGATGTGCGATTTCCATCGCGCGCCATCCCATGCTGAGCAGTGACTGGATAGGCGACAAAAAGACAACACAGTTTCGAGGGTCTAACTGCTGGCCTTGATATGAAATCTCGCGCGGCATCGCTGTGTATATCTGCCCGGGCTGATCCAAAAATGAAATGCCAGACATAGGCAGTCGCATGAATTGCGATGGGCGGCCGTCATAATTCCTAGCGGACACATACCACACAGCCGCCCCATGAAAAATTAGATCATCGCATGTCCACGCAAGCAAAAATTGGCGAGTGACTGTGGGGTCTGGGCGCGTCATCCATGATTCGCCGGGGAGCTGCATCTCGATGTATTCCTGCTCTGTGGCATCCCACTGCACCGCGTATTCATTGATGGGCAGGCTCGAGACAAGGCTCACAATTAGATCACGCGCGCGACTGATGACTGGCAGAGTCATTGCCCGATCTCGGCTGGCATCGTAGTTATAGCCGAGGGTTTGAGATAAGCCTGCAGCGCCGGCTGCAGCTTTCACTGGAGCCGCGCCGAATGATGCTTTTGCTGTGCGCTGAAATAGTGCCATGTATTCACAGTATGACGCACACATCTGTGCTATGCGAGCACCATCTCAAGAAATCTGGAGATAGAGAATTTTCTACGATGGCACGAATGCGACAGCTGCACGCGCCCGGGGTTTAGGCGATGAGGCCAGCGCCGCCGCCCAGACACAGCATCTCGCCAGCTCGATACTGCCGGGAGAGCGTTTACTGCTGAGCACTAGCGAATGCGCCTGCACCACCGCCACCGCGCGGTTCATGTGATCATTCAGTGTGTTTTCATTGCGATGCAGTAGCCGGCCTTCAGTGATGAGTGATCGGACTAGCCCGGTGTATTTCAGTAGCTCGCCATATCCGACTGTGGTTCTGCGTTTGTCATACCCTCGCACTTGTGCATCGAGTGATGGTGTGATCGCCAGAGTGAGAGCTGGGTCTGCATCCATTGCACGCCCGATAGCCGCCACCATTTCTGCGAGTGTGTCCACCACAAATTCCACATGGACATGCACAATGCCGCCACCATCAACAGATGCCCTGATGCCTGAGTAGCGCGACTCATCGAGACTGGAGTCCACAGCGAGAAATCCGCCTGCCGGCAGTGCACCCTCGCCAGCTGCAGAATCCCACACTCCCGGAGCGAGGAAACCATTCTCAGTGCTTACCCATGTGTTCAGTGATGCACGCATAAATGCGGCGAGGTTGCCATCTTGTGATTCATCTCGGATGGTGTCAATGTCCACCAAATAGCCCAGAGCTGGGTTCGCGTACGGCCAGTATGTCTCATCAAATACATCCACCCCGGGCGGAATGCTCCACTCCTGAAACAGATATGTGCTAGGCGTGCCGGCATCAATTTGCCTCAGGCCTTGCTCCCGTAATTTCAGCATTGCAGTGCTCGCCTCTGTGCCGGCTGTCGAATACATGAAATGCATCGGTGTGCCTCCAGCTGTGCGGACATTGCGCGCGCGCTGGGTCGGTTTTAATCCATGAAACAGCACATCCTCAGAGATACCCATGATTTCATCCGAACAAATCAGATCAACAGACAAACCGTGACCGGCTCT